CCCATTCGTAGGTTTTTTTCCTGGCCGGTGAAAACGCGGCCCGACGACTGATCCATGCCGACAAAAGCCACGACCGCCGGAGCGAAAAAGCCCCGGGGTCGGCCGCCGCATGCCCCGACGGCTGCGCAGCGGCGCCGGGTTTCGGTGGCCGCCGGCGCCGGAATGACGCGCGAAGAGATCGCCATCGCCATCGGGATCGACCGCGACACCCTGGCCAAGCACTACGAGGCCGAACTGTCGAAGGGCGCCCTGGAACGCCGCATGGAGGTCTACCAGGGCCTGCACGCTGCGGCCAAGCGCGGGAACAGCGGTGCCGCCAAGGCCTACCTGGCCGTCGAGCCGCAGATTGCCGCGCCGCCGATGCAGCCTGACGCGCCAGCCGAAACACCAGCGGCGCCGGCCGCGCAGAAGGCCGCCCCGCTGGGCAAGAAGGAACAGGCCCAGGCTGACGCGTTGACCGCGCCGGCCGGCACCGAATGGGGCGCTCTGCTGCCCACCCCGCTGCAATGACCGCCGCCTGGGATCTCAGCTGCCCGGACTGGATCGAGCGCCTGAAGTCTGGCCGTTCGTTGCTGCCGGACCTGCCAATCTACACCGCCGAGGGCGAGCGCGCGGTATCCATCTTCAAGAAACTGCGCCTGCACGACGTGCCCGGCACGCCGACGATGGCCGAGGCCTGCGGAGATTGGTTCCTCGACCTGGTGCGCGTGTTCTTCGGCAGCTTCAACCGCGCCACCCGGCGCCGCATGATCCGAGAGTTGTTGTTGCTGGTCCCAAAGAAGAACAGCAAGACCACCAACGGCGCGCTGCTGATGCTCACGGCGCTGCTGATCAACGTGCGGCCAGACGCCACCTTCATCCTGACAGCGCCGGTGCAGGACGTGGCCGAGAAGGCCTATGAGGCAGTCGTAGGCTCCATTGAGCTCGACCAGGTGCTGAAGAAGCTCTTCCACACCCGCGACCACAAGAAGACCGTGGTGCACCGGCAGACCGGCGCATCCCTCGAAATCATGACCTTCGACCCGAAGGTGCTGACCGGACAGAAGGTGTCGGGCGGCGCGCTGATCGACGAGCTGCACGTGGTGGCCTCGATGGCGAAGGCCGACCGCGCCATCCGCCAGCTGCGCGGCGGCATGCTGCCCTTCGAAGAGGCGTTCCTGGCGTTCATCACCACGCAGAGCGAAGACGCGCCTTCAGGCGTGTTCGCCGCCGAGCTGACCAAGGCCCGCGACATCCGCGACGGCAAGCGCAAGGGCGTCATGCTGCCGGTGCTCTTTGAGTTCCCGAGCGAGATGCAGAAGGACCGGGAGCAATGGACCGACCCGGAGAACTGGTCGATGGTCACGCCGAACCTCGGCCGTTCGATCTCGCTGGACCGCTTGGAAGAAGAGTTCGAAACCGCCAAGGACACCAGCGAAGCGGAGTTGCGCGCCTGGGCGTCGCAGCACCTGAACGTGCAGATCGGCCTGGCGCTGATGTCCAACCGCTGGGCCGGCGCCGACTTCTGGGAAGCGCAGGCCGATGCGTCCATCACCCTGGACAGCATGCTCGCGCGCTGCGACGTGATCACCGTCGGCATCGACGGCGGCGGCAACGATGACCTGTACGGCTTCAGCGCGCTGGGCAAGGACACCGCCAGCGGCGAGCTGCTGGCCTGGTCGCGCGCCTACGCCTTGCCGATCGTCTTGGAGCGCCGCAAGGACATCTCCGAGCGGCTGCTCGATTTCGTGAAGGATGGCGACCTGGTCATCGTGCCGAAGATCGAAGATGCCGCGGAGCAAGTCGTCGCGCTGATCCAGCGCATTGACGAGGCCGGCAAGCTGGGCGCGCTCGACGAAGGAAAGCGCAAGGCCATCGGCGTCGACTCGGCGTGCATCAAGCAAACGCTGGACGCGCTGAACGCTGCCGGCTATCCCGACGACACCATCTGCTCCGTCAGTCAGGGCTGGCGGCTCGGGTCGTCGATCAAGTCGACCGAGCTGTACCTGTCGAGCGAAACCCTGAAGCACGCCGACCAGCCGATGACCGACTGGTGCGTCGGCAATGCCAAGGTCGAGACGCGCGCGAACAGCGTGCTCATCACGAAGCAGGCCAGCGGCAGCGCCAAGATCGACCCGCTGATGTCGCTGTTCAACGCGGTGGAGTTGATGGGTAGGAATCCGCAGGGCGGCGAGGTCTCGGTGTACGAGGAACTTGCGCGCGCTGCGGCTCAACGTGAGGCGGTGGCCGCATGAGCATGTTGTCTCGCCTGAAGGCGCTCTTCTGGACATCGCGCGACGAAGACTTGATGACTTCGCGCGTCGGACTGCAGCGCATGGTGCCGGCTGGCGTCGTGGTCGACTCCGACACGGCGCTGAAAAACGCCACGGTATGGGCCTGCATCCGCTACCTGTCAAGCACCGTCGCGCAGTTGCCGTGGCGCGTCATGCAGCACATGGGGGAGGGAGCGCCGCGACACGTGCCGCTGCACCCGGTGGCCCGCCTGCTGCAGCAACGCCCGAACCCGGAGATGACGGCGTTCGCCTTCCGCGAGACCCTGACCGGCTGGGCTGCGCGCTATGGCAACGGTGTGGCCGAGATCATCACCGACAACCGCAACGTGCCTATCGAGATGTGGCCGCTGCACCCGACGCGGGTGGACTTCAAACGATCTACAGAGACCGGGCGCCTCGTCTTCGAGGTGACTGAGAACGACGGCTTCAAGCGCTACCTGGATGGCTCGCGCGTGCTGCACATCCGCGGCTTCGGCGAGGGAGTTGTCGGGCTGGATGTCATCACGTACGCAGCTGAATCGATCGGGTGGGCGCGTGCTACCGAGGTATTCGGGTCGGCCTTCTTCGGCAACGGCGCCGAGCCAGGCGGCATCCTCAAGTACAAGGCTGGCCGGCTGTCGCCAGCGGCGAAGGAAGAGGTCGAGAAGGATCACGCGCGCAAGTTCGGCGGGCCACGCAAGGGCGGCCGGATCATGGCGATGGATGGGCAGTGGGACTACACGCGCCTTGGCGTCGAGCCCGACGCGGCGCAGTTCATCGAAACGCGCCAGCACCAGGTCGAGGAAATCTGTCGCTGGTTCGGCGTGCCGCCGCACAAGGTCATGCACCTGCTGAGATCGACCTTCACGAACATCGAACACCAGTCGATCGAGGTGGTTGTCGATGCAATCACGCCTTGGGCCTTGCGCTTCGAGCAGGAAGGCGACTACAAGCTCTTCGGCGCGAACAGGCAGGGGTTCTTCACGAAGCTCGACCTCAAAGGGCTGCTGCGCGGCGACTACAAAAGCCGGCAGGAGGGCCTGCAGATCATGCGCCGCAATGGGGTCATCAACGCCGACCAGTGGGCGCTGCTCGAAGACATGAACCCGCCAGGCCCTGCGAACGGTGGCGACAAGTACATCGTGGAAGGGAACATGACCACGCTGGAAGCCGTCGGCGAGCAGCCGCCTGCGCCGCAGTTGCCTGCAGTTGAACAGCAGGAAGAAGCGCCTGAGGAAAACGTCGATTCGCCCGTTGTTCGGGCGCGGCAGCAGATGGCGCGCGCGCTGCTGCACTGAGCCACCAACACAACCGAGAAGGCCCGCCGACCGCGGGCGTTTTCCATTTCTGGAGTCCGGCCACATGAAGCTGTTTCAAGACTGTGAGATCTCGCGCCAGCACCTGCGCGGGCACGCGGCCGTCGTCATCGTCGGCAATCGCGCCGTGACGGCCGCCGAGGCCGCATCGCTGCGCGCCGAGTTCATCGGCTCGTTCGGAACGCAGCTGGTGCCGATGTACTTCAGCAAGGACGGATGGCAGTCGCTGGACGCTCCTGCGAAGCCCGCCAGGACGGCAGCGCCCGCTCCGGCGAAGCCTGCGACGCCGGCCGCGAAAGAGGCCGCCTGATGGGCGCCGGGTATCGCTTCAAGGCCAAGGCAGCCGAACAATCGGCCGAAGTCCAAATCTATGAGGATGTGGGCGCCGGCTGGTTCGGCGGCGTCACGGCCAAGGACTTCAGCGCCGACCTAAAGGCCGCCGGCAAGGTCAAGACCATCGACGTTCGCATTGCCAGCTACGGCGGCGACGTGAACGACGGCCTGGCCATGTACCGCATGCTCGCCGAGCACGACGCGCGCATCGTGGTGCACATCGACGGCGTGGCCGCCAGCATCGCCAGCGTCATCGCCATGGCCGGCGACGAGATCGTGATTGCCGAAGCCGGCAGCGTAATGATTCACGAGGCCTGGACCATAGCTGCCGGGCATGCCGCCGACCTGCGCGCTGCGGCCGAGAACCTGGAAAGGACCAGCGAGCAGATCGCCGGCATCTACGCCAAGCGCACAGGAAAGCCGGCGCAGCAGGTGAAGGACTGGATGGCAGCGACCACATGGTTCTATGGCCAGGAGGCAGTTGATGCCGGCTTCGCGCAAAGCATTGCGGAGAACGTCAAGGCAGCAGCCAGTGCGTCCATGTGGCTTAGCGCCATGCAGGGCCGCATCGCCATCGGCATGAACTCGCAGCGCCTGGACGCGCAGCCACAACCCAATCCAGCCAACGACGACGTTCGCGCGTCGCTGGCATCAATCACCGAGCGCTTCGCATCGAAGCGCCTGGCAGCCATTCGCGGAGCACGAGCCTGAACGCTCGCCGCGAACCACCCGGGCCGCAAGGCCCACCCCTGAAACCCGCCGCGTGCGGGCTTTTTTTTGCCCACCAGAAAGGACGCATCATGCGTAAGCACAGCCACTCGTTGGCCTGGAATGCGCGGCTGGCTCACGTCGCCGCTTTTGCTCTGTCGTTTGGCATTCGCGCCGACGCTGAAGACCCTGTAGTCACGGGCTATCGCGCCCGGCAGGAAGACCTGATCCAAGCCAGCAACGCCATCTTGGCGCAGGCTGATCAAGGTGGCCGCGAACTCACCACCGAAGAGCGCACGCAGATCCGCGACAACACCGCGGAAGTCGAGCGCCTGGAAGACCAGATCGGGCTTCGCGCACAGGTCGCGGCTCAAGACGAGCGTCTGCGTCAGCCGCAGGCCCGTCAGACGGCAGCCAATTCCTCCGAGCCGCTGAACCTGGGCAACACCCAGGCGCAGCAGCAAGCGCAGCGCGAAACCCATGTGCAGACCACGCACATCAGCACTGCCGCCACGCGCGCGGCTGGCCGCGGGAACGGCGGATTCCACTCCCTGGGCAACTTCGCTCAAGCGGTGCGCGCATCGGGCCGCGGTGATGTCGACCAGCGCCTGCGCGCTGCGCTGTCCACCTATGGCAACGAATCCGTCGGCGCCGATGGTGGCTTCGCTGTTCCGCCGGACTTCCGCACCCAGATCATGGGCAGCGTGATGGCCGAGGATGCGCTGTTCAGCCGCACCGACGCATCGCCGACCAACAGCAACAGCGTCACGGTGATGACCGACGAGACGACGCCCTACAGCACGACCGGCGTGCGCGTCTACACCCGCGCGGAAGCGCAGGCCATGACGCAGAGCAAGCCGCAGCTGAAGGAAATCTCGGTGAAGCTGCACGAGCTGTATGCGTTCGTGCCGATGACCGACGAGCTGCTGGAAGACGCGCCGATGCTGACCACCCACCTGACCACGAAGGCAGGCGAGGCGTTCCAGTTCAAGATGAACGACTACATCGTCAACGGCACCGGCGTCGGCCAGATGCTCGGCATCCTGAACAGCCCGTGCCTGGTGACTGTCGCCGCGGAAAGCTCGCAGACCGCCGACACTATCCACGCGGCCAACATCCTGAAGATGTGGTCGCGCATGCCGGCCAGCGTGCGCAGCCGCGCGGTGTGGCTGTGCAACCAGGATGCCGAGCCCGAGCTTATGAAGTTGGGCATGCCCGTGACCACGCCGGCAGGCACTGCGACTGGCGGCATGCCCGTCTACATGCCGCCTGGTGGCCTGTCGGCAGCGCCCTACGGCACGCTGCTCGGCCGCCCCGTCATCACGACCGAGGTGTGCAGCGCGCTGGGCGATGTGGGCGACATCATCTTCGCCTACATGGGCGGGTACTTCGCCCCCTACAAGGGCGGGATGAAGTCGGACGTGTCCATGCACCTGTACTTCGACCAGGCCGTGACTGCCTTCCGCTGGACGCTGCGTGTCGGCGGCCAGCCGTGGCTGTCGGCGCCCATCGCGCGCAAGAACGGCAGCAACACGCTGTCGCACTTTGTGACGCTCGGCGCGCGCTGATCGCCACCAATCCACACCACTGAAAGGAACCAATCATGAGCAGCATCAAGGGCTCGGCCGCTGAGCAAGTCGGCGTCCTGCAATGGTCAACCGGCACGGCCAACAGCACCCCGCTTGCCGGAACCGCGGCCGACATGGAACTCTTCGGCAAGGCGCTGGTGATCTTCCGCCTCGGCGACATGGCGTCGGAAACCATCGACTGCGTCGTCGAGACGTGCGACAGCAACGGCGCCAACAACGTCACCCTGAAGGCCGCCACCCAGCTGGCCGCGCATGCGTCCAACAACGACAGCAAGGTGATTGTCATCGCCGTGGACAGCAACGAGATGGCCGCGTCGGGCAAGACGCACATCCGCGGAAAGATCACCACGGGCGCCGGTACTGGCGGCACGTGCTCCATTGCCGTCCTCGGCTTGGAGTGCCGCTACGGTCCTGTTGGCGAGAACGACAACGCCTTCGTGGCCGATATCGTCGAGTAAGTCGGAAGTCGCCACGCAAACGGGCCGCAGCCTCACCCGCTGCGGCCCGTGCTGTTTCTGGACCACACCAAGGACACCCACACATGAAGACCGGCACCACCGTGCGCGTCGTTCAGCCCGTCATCGAAGGCGTGGTCAAGAACCGGCGCATCAACCCTGCCGACGAGCTCGAGCTGCTTGTCGAGTGGGCCGAGGACGGCCAGCCCGTTGAGCGCTGGTTCGCCGCCGACCAGCTGCAACCCGTCGCGGAGGCCGCATGAACACCCACCGTTCCACCGGCGAGCGCACGCCCGCCACCGCCCGCAGCGGCGCATCCCTTGCGCGCCCGGCCGCCATCGGCGAACAGGCCCTGGCCACCGGCGTCTATGCCTTCGACTGCTGGCGTCCGACGCCGGCGCGGCTGGCCGAGTTCATCGACCTGCGCGACAGGCTGGCGGATCTGCTGTCGGCCCGCGTGCTCGCTCGCCCGGTGCGCGCCGTCTGGGACCAGATCGAAGCCCTGCGCGCGCGCATGGACGCCATCCCGCGCGAACTGGCATGGCGCGACACCTGGGCGCCCAACATCGTCACCACCGAGGGCAAGAACGCCGCTCTGACGCACTTTCTCAAGGGCTCCAGCTACACCGCGAGCCAGGTGCTCGGGCTGATCGAGGACACCGGCTACAGCGCCGTGGCGAACACCAACACCGCGGCCAATATCACGGCAGTTGGTGCCGGCAGCCCGGCGAACGGCTGGAACGAAGCCCCATCGTCGACGCTGGCCACGCGCGGCACGCCAGCCTTCGGCACCGCCTCGTCGGGATCGCTGGCCACGTCGTCGGCGGTGTCGCTGAGCATGATCGCCACCGACACCATCAAGGGCGCATTCTTGATGTGCCGCAGCGCTGCAGGCACTGCGCCAACAACCACCGTGGGCAACACGAACGGCGCGCTCTATTCGGCCGGCCTGTTCAGCGGCGGCGATCGTGCCGTAGCAAACGGCGACACCCTCAACGTCAGCTACACGGCATCGCTGTGAACCAGAAGGCGACAAAGACTATGAAACGCTGGTTCATCGCACGCATGGTCGAGATCGAGCCTGGCGAGATCGCGCCGAAGGTTGCGACCTACAACAAGGTCAATTACCGCATCTGGCAGAAGCCCGGGTTCGGCTTCTGCCTCGGGCAGTTGTCGACGAACAACCTCGCCCAGTTCAGCGGCGACGGCGATATCAGGCTGATCCCGGATGCGTCCCTCGACAACGCGCTGTCATCGATCCCCGCTGGCACGCGGGCCGACACCCTGCAGGCTCTGCAGGACGGTGGCTTCAACACCGAAGCCGTGCGTGCCTCGTGGACTGTTGGGCAGATGTTGAGGCACCTGAAGCGGCAGTTGCAGGCCGACGACGTGATCGACGCCGGCGATGTGGTGGACATCGAGAACTGAGGCCAGCGCGGTGACGACCTACTACCGCGGGTTCGGAGATGCCGATGGCATCTCGGACTTTACCGAGGTGCCGACAACGTCCAGTCATACCGCGCCGGCGTGGTCTGTCGTCAATACCGACCAAGTACAAGCCACCAGCGCCAGCAGCCATAGTGAGGCGCTGGTGTGGGGCGACATCGACGGCGATGGAGGCCGAGCGGACTTCGAGATCCTTGGCCAGGTCTACATCGACAGCAACACCTCGTCTCAGCGCTGGTACACCGGCCGCATGAGCACGTCGGGTTCGGCGCGGACAGGCTACGCAATGCGTCTGCGCACGACGAACATCACCATCTACTCGTTCACCGGCGCAACCTTCACCTCGATCGCTGACACGTCGGTCAGCATCTCATCCGGCACATGGGTGTGGGTGCGCTTCCGCGTCAACGGCAACGCTGTGAAGGTTAAGCAGTGGACCGGCGCGGTCGGCTCGGAGCCCGGAACCTGGGACATCGACACGACGGACAGCACCTACAGCACGGCCGGACACGTCGGGCTGCTCAAGGGCAACAACACCAACACGCAGTTGTGGCGGTACTTCGGCGTCGGCACCAGTGGAGACACGGCGCCGAGTGCTGGTGCCAGTGCTGCCGCTTCCATGCAACCGCGCCGCGCCTTCCCGCGGCCCATCCTCCTCTTCTGAAAGGCGCCCATGAGCGGACGAACCTATTCCGTGATCTTCAGCGCCGTATCGGTGTCTGCGGCTCAAGACCTTTTCGAGATTTCTCCGGCGAGCAATAAGCCGATCGAGATCATCGGCATTGAGCTTGGACAATCATCAGACGCTGGCGACGCTCAAGACGAATTGCTGCAGATCAGCTTTATTCGCGGACATGCCACCAGCGGCAGCGGGGGAAGTTCTCCTACTCCGCAACCATTGGAGCCGAACGAAGCAGCGGCGGGTTTCACGGCAGAGACGAATAACACAACCGTCGCCTCTACGGGAACTGCTGTCACGCTTCAAACCGGTTGCTGGAATGTCAGGGCGGGCTATATCAACTGGTTCCCTGAGGGTTGCAGGCCGGCTGCTACGTCTAGCAGCTCGTCGCTTGTTGTGCGTCAGACCGCGCCGGCCGATGCAATCACGATGAGCGGCACGCTATACGTGCGCGAAATTTCCTAGGTAGACAATGGGCATGTTCCGCCGCGCCCCATGGTGGCCGGCGCGCGTCATCGCGCGTCCGTTGCCGCATGGCGCAACTGCTGGAGGCGGCACAACCTATAACGAAAGCGTCAGCGAGAGCGCCAGCGCAATAGACGCGGTTGCGGCCTTGTTGTCTTTGGCCCTGTCCGTCTCTGAGTCTGTGAGCGCGACGGATGCCGTTAGCTTGGTAGCGACGTTGGCCGCTGCCATCTCTGAATCTGCATCTTCAACGGACACGCAATCTGCCGCGCTTGTGGCTGTGGCAGCCGTCAGCGAAAGCGCCAGCGCTACCGACGCGACGAACTGGGGATCGGCCACATACAACGTCGAGGTGACAGAGGCGGCGAGTGCTGCGGATGCGGTAACTGCAATTGCGACGCTAGTCGCTGCATCGAGTGAGAGCCTGTCTGCGTCGGACTCTTTCACGGTCACTGCGGTACTTGGTGCGGCGGTGTCCGAAACTGCCAGCGCCGCAGACGCTACCAACTGGGGCGGCGCGAGCTACAGCGTCGCCATCGCCGAGACTGCCACGCTCACGGACGCTGTAAGCGCTGCTCTGCAGGCTGTGGCGGCTGTGACAGAAGCGGGCGCAGCCGTAGAAACTGTCGCCGCTGCCATCAGTGCAGGCGTGGCGGTGCTTGAGCCGGACTCTGCCGCTGATTTGGTGGCGTCGGCCATACAGACAACGGCGCTGCTGACTGAATCCGCGAACGCTGCCGACGTGGTGGCGTTCGATGCAGATAACGTGATCAACGCGGCGGTCGAGGAAGAAGCGGAAGCGATGGATAACATCGTCGCTGTGCTGATCGATGGATTCCTCGTGCTGACCGTCAGGCCGCGGCGCGTACTCACTGCAGGTGACATGCGGCCCACGAATCTGGCCGGCTTCAAACGGCCTGCGAACCTATCTGGCAGGGGGCGTTGATGGCCGAGCCGATCTTGATCACCGCACCGACCGAAGAACCCGTGAGCCTGGCGGAAGCGCGCGCGCATCTGCGCATCGATGACGACAACACCGCCTTCGACGCGCGCATTCAGGTCATGATCGCCGCCGCGCGGCAGAGCGCAGAGCACGAGCTGGGCCGTCGGCTGATCCGGCAGACCTGGGACTTCGTCATCGATGCCTTCCCGTGCGATGGCGAATCGATCCGCCTGCCGGCCGACCTGATCAAGCCGCACAGCATCGGCCACATCAAGTACCTCGACACCTCGGGCGTGGTGCAGACGGTCGACCCGCTCGACTATGACCTGGACCGGCACAACATGCCGGGCTACGTGTTCCCGACCGCCGGCGCTGCCTGGCCATCCGATGTGGCCGACAGCGCCAATGCCGTGAGCGTGCGCGTGCTGTGCGGCGAGTGGGACGCCGCAGCCAATGTGCCTGCGGCCATCAAGCACTGGATCTTGATGGCAGTCGGCACGATGTACGAGCACAGCAAGGATCAGGTGGTGGGCGTCAGTGTGACCAGCCTGCCCAACCGCTTCACCGATCGGCTTCTAGACCCCTATCGGAGCTTTGCGGGATGAGCACCGGAGCTACGCAGCGCATCTCGGCGGCCGACCTTGACCAGCGGCTCACGCTTCAGCAGCGCAATGCTGGCGTCGACCTGCTGGGCCAGCCGAGCGGATCGTGGGCCACCGTCACGACGGTGTGGG